AGAACGCCGTCCAGGCGTTGGCGAGGAAGGCGAGCATGGAGAGGCCGGTCATTTCAGACCCTCCAGGCACATCGCAGTTTCGCGGGCCCGGCGCGCGGTCAGGCCTGGGATCACGCGGCCCCCGGCCTTGTTCCAGTAGCCCATGGCCCGGCAGGCCTCGACGAACTGACCGGCGTTGTAGAGGCGAACCGTGGTGGAGCCGCAGAACCCGCCGCTGCCGACGTTGTAGGCCATGGACGTGAAGGCCACGAGCGTGCGGTCGCTCATCGGCTTCTTCACGCAGTGCTCGACCTTGCCGGCGAACTCGTCGAGCCGCTTCAGCAGCAGCTCGTCGCACTGCGCTTTGGTGAAGGTCATGCCCATCTTGATCCCGAGGGTTTCCCCGAAACACGCCGTCGGCACGTTCACCAGATCTCGGTAGGCCTTCAGCCGCAGCCCTTCGTCTTTGCCCACGTTGGTGACAGCGAGGATCCCGGCTGCCGTGGCCGCGAGCGCGCCGCCCCACATCGATCGCTTGACCAGCCGGCTCATGCGCCGTCTCCCGGCGTCACACCCTGCTGGGCGAACAGGCGCGCGACGGCGGCCGCGATGGTCACCACGGCGGACAGGGCCGCGAAGGTGCCGGCGGCGATGGGCGGGTTCGAGGTGAACACCGACAGCGCCACCTCGATGCCGGAGAGGACGGCCGCGACGAGGGCGAGGCGGACGCTCCAGGCCCGGCGCAGGAGGGTGCGCCAGTTCTCATGGAGCCGGAGACGGGCGGCGGCGATGGCGGCGAGGCGTGCGCCGGCGGCCGCGCGCAGATGCGCGAAGGCGCCCGCGTCGGGGGACGTGGTCATGGTGGAGCTCCGGAGTGGGAGGTCAGCCGAGGACGGTGACGCGCACGGTGGCGAGACCGCGCTGCGTGATGCCGAGCGCCTGGGCGGCGCCGAGCGACAGGTCGATGAGTCGGCGTAGTCGCGGGCGCGGACCGCGATCGTTGATCGGCACCACCACGCTGCGGCCGGTGGCGAGGTCGGTGACCCGCACGCGGGTGCCGAGTGGCAGCGTCCAGTGCGCCGCCCCGAGCTGGGATGGGATGAAAGGCCGGCCATCGGCGCGGCGAGCGCCGCTCTCGTGGCCGTAGAACGAGGCGCGGCCGATCTGGTCGGCGCAGGCGGGCGTCGTCGCGAGCATGGCGCAAGCGAAGAAAGCCCGCGGCGCGAGGCGCCGCAGGATCATATTCGATGTCCCTTCTCAAATTTAGAGGCTATGAATTCCGCGAAGAGAGTCGGCTGTTGGAAATATCCAACTGATAAGCTTGACCACTGGAGGGAGACGCATGCGCCTCGTGCTCACGATTAGTTTATTGGCTTGCGCCGTAAGCGCTGCGGTCGCAGAACCGGCGCTACCGATTAAACCCGTTCATGGATCGACCAAGGAGTTTCGCGATCGCCAAGAGCAGATGGAAGATAAATCCAAAGCTGCTCTGACCGACCAAGAGACGCGAAACGCTCGGTTCGATGATAGGGTCCGACGGGCAACAGGTTCGATCTGCAGCGGCTGCTTTGCCGAGCCAACCAGAAGAGCCGGGGCACCCAACCAGAAGGCTGCCAGCCGTTTTCGCGACGATGCCGAATAGGCTCGACCGAAACCCCGTGGATAGGACCTCACGTCCCACCGCTCCCGCCACAGCTCCACCCCTACCCGTTAGACGGCCCAGCAAAGGGTGAAGTAGGGACGCTCGGTGTCGGTCATAGCGAACCCCGTGGTAAGGCAGGGGCGACAGGAGCGTGGCAATGAACGAGTGGTCCCACCTGACGGACGAAGAGCTTCAAGCACTCATTGGACGGATTATGGCCGAGGCCATCCGCCCGATCTTCGAGGGCACCACGCGGACCGAAGTTACAAAAAAAATGGCCGACACACTGGAGCGGATGACGGGGCTAGAAGGCAACGTCGAGGTCATCGCAGGACCGATCGACAAATCGACCGGCTTAGCCACGTTCACCTACGTCGCGAAGACTCCGATGGGCGAAGCCTACATTCGGGGAATCGTCAGGGACGAGGAATTGCAGGCCTTGCAGGCCTCCATTCACTAGTCGCTGTCGACCGCCACCAGATGCAGCGTTCCGGCCGACGTTTTGAGAGGGCACGGCGTTGCTCTGCCGGCGCGGGATCGTAAGGGGTTCAGGGGTGCGAAAGTTTCGCAGGGCTCGGGCACGTTTGGCGTGTTATCCGGCTGCATGCCCCGTTGGTTCTTCCTGCTCGTCGTCATCTCCCTTGGCCTGTCCATAGCCGGCGGCGTGCTGATCTTCATACGGTCGCCGACGCCGGTGGCGCAGCGGGTGGACTGACGGCGGTTCGAGAAGGGCCGTGATATTGTCCGACTAGCGCGGGGTATAAAGCCGGCGGTGGGCTTTATAGGCTCGGGCGGTTTCGCTTTAAACCGCCCCTCACCGCAGCCTGATTTTGATACGCAACGCCGCTTGTGTTCGGCGGCGAGGCGCTAGGGCGTCGGCTGGACCACGCCGAGCTTGATCGTGGCGGCGCGGTCGGCCGTCAGGATGCCGATGGAATGGCAGAAGTCGATGCCGCCGATCACGGACGGGTCGGCGACATCCACCTCGGCGAGGCGAGGGTCGTCGAGCGAGCCGAACAGGATGTCGAGGGCATCGCGCGTGTATGCCTTGGCCTCGTCGTCCTCACCCGCGTAGGCCCGCGCCCGCTTGATCGCGACCTGCTCGCCGACGCTGAATTGCGCCTTGAAGCGGATCGGGGTCATGAGGGTGCGGAACGAAGGGTTGCTCAACCCTTCCTCGCCCCGGAAGGCCATACCCCCGGATCGCCAGATCCCGCCCTCCTCGGGGCTGTAGACCCAAGGAGCTGCGGATGATGCGATGACAACGCCATCGCGCAACAGATCGTATTTCGGCATCGTCATTCACCCCTAAGTCAGAAGACCACCAAGGACAGCGTTGCGGCCAACTACCTTGCCGCCGGTTCCGACAACGCCTTGGGCTGCAGAAGAAAACGCGAACCCATCGCCAAAATCTTGATCTGAGGCAAGCACGAATGCCCCCTTAGTCTTTAACGTGATTTGAGCGTCTTTTGCTGCCGCCGCAGCCGCAACGCCAATAATACTAGACTTCCTGGCATTGATAATTCTGATCTGCTGCGGGTAAGTGCCGTTTTCACTGTTAACGAGCATTCTAAGCTCGCCTTGAGCATACCATTCGACATGGTGTCTGTGCACAAGCGTCGGGCCGCTGGTAAGGTTCACAATGGTTCCGAGCGAGGCCAGAACGTCGCCACCAAACGGCCATCCCAGCGGCAATGTTGCCGCCCTGTTATATGTTCCACCGGGAGTACCGGACGCGTTGTAGTCGGCGAAGATGAAGACGATGCTATCCGGTGATTTGAAAAATCTCGCCGAATCCCATCCGTAAGTCGAGCTTCCCGTAAACGTCATCGTGATTGTGCCGCTAGCTCGTATTTTTCCCGTCTGATCCACTCTGATGGCAACGAAGTTGCCATCGTTCGTCACGGGGATAAGTGCCATCGCCTCCCCGTCGCCGAGGTCGTGGATACTCTGAACCGCATTACTCGGCGTACCGACCGATAGGCCCAGCGAAAGGTTATTGAGTGTCGTACCATCCCAGAGCCAGATGAACGGGGTCGTGTTCGACTTTTCGCACACGAGGACATTGCCATTTTTCATGGCGACGATCCCAGGCATACAGTTTCGCGGCGATGGAGCGCCGCCGTTCGCGCCGAGTGAGATAGCAGGGTTCGAACCAGCAACCGAATGGTTGAACTTCCAGTAGCGCGTAACGCCGTTTTGGTTCTCGTAGACTTTGCAGAAGATCGCCCCGAACGACTCCGCCATTTCGGGCTTTACACCCTTAAAATTCTGGAAGTTGGTTGCGATAGCCCTTACTGTTCCAGCGAGTGTCCACGAAACGAAGTTAAAACTGCTATCGTTTAGTGAATAAGCTACAACGATATAGCCATCGCTGGTAACAATGAAGTCCTGAGCGAAAACCTCCATCGCGTTGTTGGTGTTTCTGAGAGGTCCACTCGCCAACACTACCGTTGTCAAAGCCTGAGATAATGTCCCATCGTTATTGTAAATGATGTAACGGAATGTGCTCTGTTCGGCTCCAGCCCCATCAACGACCCAAGCGATCATGAACCTGTTGCTGTCTACCTTCCTCGCATACGCACCAACCTGAGCGTTGGTTGTCGTGTAAATTGCTTGATTAAGTAGTACGCCATCCGGTGAAAACAAATTCCAGCAGTAACTCCTCGGGGAGTTTGCGTCATAGCTGAATATAACAACATTTCCTGCGGGGGTGATATAGTTTCGCTCAATAAGAGACTGCTGGTAATCCTGGCCAATACCGGTAGCCTTATTGAGGGTAAAGATTGAGGTTTGCAGTGGCGTATCAACAGCCCGTGTCAGCAAAGACTGACCCAAAGCAGGCCTGGCGGGAGTCACCCTACGACTCGGCGTAAGCACAAGAAGCTGATCCTTGGCGATAGTATCGCCCGCGGTCATTGTGATCGGCTGGGCATCGGAAGGAACGTCAGAAGAGACGATCGAAACATTGCTCGGCATGGATTACTCCTCGGGGCCGGTGATGGTCGCGGAGACGCCCGCGGCGGAGGCCTGGACCCACACGTATTGGCCGGGCAGGACGGTGAGGGCGCGGGTGAGCGGTCCATTGCCCTTGACGCCGGACGGACCGATGGCGCGAGCGAACTCGTAGACGCCGCAAGTGGCGGAGGCCGGCGTCGTAGCCCCGGCGGCAGGCGCCGCCGACGTCGTGGTAACGGCCAGCCCCACCGCCACGTCGGACGCCGGGCCGTTGCAGAAGCCAACCTCGACGACGGCCCGATTGACCAGCTTCCCGCTCGGGACCGAGGCCGGATAGAGTTGGGTCCAGCCGGTGCCGGCCGGAACCGCGATGCAGTTCAGCATGGGTGCGCCTCAGTAAATCATCGAGTGCCAAAGGGACCGGGTGGCGAGCCCGGCGATCTGCGTGGCGGTGTAGTCGCCAGCCTGCGGGCTCACGGCGCCCTCACGGCCCTTGAACGACTGGACGCCGCCGGTGATCACCGCGTAGCCCTTGTCCCAGGTGCCTACGGCCGTGCGGACCCGCATCCCGGGCTGGGCGCCGGTGTTGTAGTAGAGCGCTCCGACCACGAGGGCGTTGCCGTCGTTGTCGAGGGCCGGGTCGGTCGCTTTCGGCCCGAGGTAGCGGTCGTCGAAGCTGTCATAGGCCGCGATGGCGTCGGCCGCCGCGCCCGTGGCTACGTTAGCTTGACCCGTGGCGAAGGCGACCTGTGCGGCCGCGTCCGCGACCTTCTGCGCCGCCTGGACCACGGAGGCAGCCGCCGCCGTCGCCGAACCGGCCGCCGCTGTTTTCGAGGCGGACGCTGCCTGTTCCGAGGCTAGGGCCGCGGCAGCGGAGGCCGTCGCTGCGGTAAGATCGGGCAGGGTCAGGTCGACGGCGAACAGCCCGAGCGCCAGGCGGCGCAGGATGAGCTGCGGCAGGGTATCCCGCGTGCCGTAGGTGACGTTGCCGGTGATGAACTCTGGCGTCGTGCCGTCCTGACCGACCGGGCCCGCCGGCAGGGGGAAGATCAGCGCCCGACCGTCGTCGAGGGCGACGAGCAGCTCGAAGGTGTTCGGGATCTGCTCGATCGAACGGATGCCGTTGCCGTCGCGGCCGTTGTCGCCCGGTCGGGCGCCGAGGCCATAATCCCGCGGCGCGCCGGTGCCTGCCGGCGCTTCGGTGAAGAACAATCCGGTGCTCACGGGCAGATCCCTTCGTCGACTAGGCACAGGCCGAAGCGGATGCGCTCCGGCACCTCATCAGCGCCGGTGGCGACGATGTCGTAGCGGTAGAGCCCGGCGGCGACGGCGCGGGTGCGCCCGCGCGGGACGTTCCAGGCGAGGCCGCCGAGCGCAGCGTTGGTGACGAGAAAGCCGCCATCCTCGTCGCCCACGAGAAGCTTCACCCGCGGGTCGGTGATGCTGCCGGCGGGGTCGCAGGCCTTCAGGGCGGCGACGACGTGCTTGCCGGTGAAGTTGTACGGCGTGCGCCGGTAGCCGGCCGCCGCGCCGACGAGGAGCCAGCGCGACAGGCCGGAGGGCCGCACGTCGGCCTCGAAGGTCGCCGCCGCCGTCCACGAGCCCGAGCCAAGGCCGGGATCGGCGATGTAGAGATCCTCGCCGTAGACGCGCGCGAGCCCGAGATCATAGCTCGCGCCCGGTGCCCAGGCCGGTGTCCCGACCCACGGCACGGCGATGTCGGCGCCGACCTGGACCGAGAACCCGTCCGTCCAGGCCGCGGTGTTGGAGAACCGGAAGTCGATGCCGGGGACGGCCATGGGTGCGGCTCCTCAGGCGATCGCGGCGAACAGGGCGTCGACCGCCTCGAGGGTGGTGAGCGTGCCGGCCGCCACCGCGCGCCCGACCGCCGCCTCGACGCCGAAACACGCCTGCACGTGCGCTTCGAGAGCGTCGCCGAGCGCCACGATGTCGGCATTCGACAGGACCACGAACTCGCCCGCGACCGTCTTGAAGTCGGGGATCGTGTAGGCCGGGTTCGACAGCGCCTTCAGCTCGGCGCGGGTGATCTTCGGCTGACCGACCTCGCGATCGGTGGCGAAGCGGTGGCCCTTGAAGGTCAGGCCGCCGACCTCGGCGCGGTAGCGCTCCGAGGACGCGTAGGCGGGTAGATCCGGGCTCACCGGCGCGCGGAACAGGCGCCCGTCCTCCGGGCCGCTCGGCGCTGGACCGATGCGGCCGAGCGCCTCCATGGCGCCGGCGTAGGGCACGAGGCGGGCGTCGGGGAACGCCGCCATCGGCACCGCGACGTCGTCTTCGTAATAGGCGAGCACGCGCTCGCCCGAGACCACAAGCTGCATGGTCGGCTCCAGGGCTGTCGGATTGAGGGGAGGGGGCCGCACGGGGCGGCCGGAACGCCAGAGGCGTCAGACGATGAAGGCGTTGCCGTTGCCGGAGGTGCCGGCCGCCGGGCTCGCCTGCGTCGGGGCGGACACGCTGGAACCGCTCCGGATGATCTGCCCGCCGTTGTATGCGTAGAACGCCGTGTCGGTGGCCGAGCCCGTCACCGACTGGGAGTCGGCGAAGGACAGGCGCCCGACCATGAGGCCGCGCGGATTGCCCGAGACGTTGAAGCCGATCGGGCTCGCGATCGCACAGCTCACGAGCTGGATGCCGGCACCGCCATTGTCCCGCGACACCGAGTTGTTGCTGCCGAGCAGCGAGCCGCCGTTAACGAAGACGCCGGTGTCCGGATTGCCGCGCGCATAGATCTGCGAGCTCGCAAGATCGGAGCACCCGAGTCCGCCGCCGATGTGGAAGCCGTGGAGGCCGTTGGAGAGCGACGCGATGCTCGCCGCCCCGAGGACGGTCATGCTGCCGTTGATGTTCGCGCCGAAGACACCGTTTCCGATGCAGAAGACCTGCTCGCCGATCTTAGTCTCGGATCGAAGGGTCGAGATGCCGGCCTGCTGCGCGCCGAACGACGCGATGCGGCGGATGTTCTGGTTTCCGCTCTCCAGCACCAGGTTGTCGGACGAGTACCCCTGGAAGATGTTGGTCTTGACCGGACCCGATCCATCCGAGGTGAACAGCACGTCCTGCAGCACGTCGATGTCGCCGGTGACGACGAAGCGGGCGCCGGAAACGAACGAGATCTCCGTGGTGAAGATGCCCCGCATGGTGTTGAGGTTGGTCGCCGTGTCGGCGACGCGGTTCGCCTGGGCGTTTCCGGTGTAGGCCAGTGCTCCCGGCTGGGGCAGCGAGCCGTTCAGGGGCGCGCCCTTGAAGGCGACGCGGGACTGATCGGCGTGGTTGAAGCGGATGTCGCTCGAGTAGACGACCTTCGAGTTGCCGACGCCGGCTGCATGCTGGAACGTCACGTAGCCGGTGTTCGAGATCCGGCGGCGCGAGATCCAGACGATGGCCTCGTAGCAGTCCTTGAAGTCGGGGTTGAAGCCCGCGATCGTCTTGACGATGGGGGCATTGATTAGCACCTCGCTCACCGGCGTGAGCATGGTCAGGGTGTTGGTCGTCGCGTTGTAGCGCAGCTCGACGATGTCGCCCTTGCGGTAGTCGCCGCGCTGCAGGGCGCCGCCGCCGTTGTGGACGACGGCGCGCGGGCCGAGGCCGTTGTAGTTCAGCAGCGTCGGGCCGGTAACGTCCTGATTCAGTGTCACCGAGAACGGCATGCCGGCCGCGTACCCGGCGACCGCCAGGGGCGAGCCCACGGTGATGTAGCCCGGCGTGGCGCTGGTGTCGGTGAAGGTCTGGAGGCCGGCCAGGCGGATCGCGCGGGCGATCTGCGTGAGGTCGTCGTCGGTCGGGACCTGCCCCGACAGTTCGACCACGTTGACGATCTCGCGCTGGACGTATTCCGGCACCTGCGGCGGGATGCGCGAGCCCTGCTGCTGCAGGGCGATGTTCTTGCCGACATACGGCGCGTTCGGCAGGGCGGAGCCAGCCGGCGGGTGGTAGCGCATGGAGGGAGATCCCTAGTCGGGGTAGCGGAACACGAGGGTCGTGTGCGGGGGCGACAGGCGGGCAAGGACGCATTCGAGGTCCGGCGCGGGCGTGTAGCCCTCGATCCGGTCGCCCTCGGCGCCACACTCGGCTTCGTCGCAGCGGAAGTAGGTGGCGGGCGCGGTCACCACCTCGGCGACCCAGAAGCGCCAGGCGACGGCACCAGGATCGTTGGGGTCGAACCCCTCGATCCGGTCGCCGTCCTCGCCGCACTCGCCCTCGTCGCAGGCGAAGTACGTCTCGTTGAGGGCACCGCCGGCGACCTCGTCGCCGGGGTCGGCGGCACTGGGGAAGGCGTAGCCCTCGATCGGGTCGCCATCCTCGCCGCACTCGGCCTCGTCGCAAGTGAAGTACGTGTCGAGCGTGTCGAAGGCGACGCACTCGGACACGTCGCACAGGAACTGCGTCGGCTCCTCGACCCGCATGGTGAAGCCAAGCGAGGCGGCGACGCAGACGAAGTAGGCCGGAGAAGACCCGCCCTGCGCACCGAAGCGCGCCCGCACCCGCGACACCCGCTGCTCCGCGGTGCGGCCGGCCGGCATGCAGGGGTCGGGCAGGCCGAGCTCCGCCTCCCAGTCGGGGAGCGACACGGTCGCGGCCGACGGGAAGGTCTGGGTGGCGATGGTCCAGTCGCGGATGTTGAGATCGGCCACCCACGCGGCGATCCCGCGCCAGAACGAGCGCTGGACTGGCGAGGCGCCCTTGCCGTCACCGGCCTCGTCCGCGCCCCAGGCCGCACCGCGCGGGGTGAGCGCCAGGACCTGGGGCAGGATCTCGTCGGCGCTCGGATTGGACTGGCGATCGGCAACGGACGGCGGCTCGGCCGGCAGCAGCGCGCACGGCCACCCCGCCGGGATGGATTCCAGCATGGTGGGGCCTCACGCGTAGGAGACGGTACCGAGGACCGGCAGATAGCCGGCGGTGGCGATCACAGTCGCGGCGGGTAGGAGCAGCTCGTGCCGCTCCTCGCCGGTGGCCCGGGAGATTCCCTCCTGGATCCAGCTGCGCGAGAACCCGACGGCCACGGACGTGCCGACTTCGGCGCGATCGACGAAGGTCGCGGCGATCTCCTCCTCGACGGAAGCCCGGATATCGAGGGTGTCGGGCGAGAGCCCTGAGATCCGGACATCTACCGGCAGCGCGATCGGGGCCAGGGCAAAGACCCGCGCCGTCACCGGGCGGCGCACGGGATCGTCGCAGTAGGCCTGCACCAGATCGACCTGGGCCGGCACCGGGATGCCGTCCGGCTGATCGTTGACGGTGAAGCACAGCCACACCGAGCGCGCGTCGTTGGAGAAGCTGTCGACGTAGGCCCGGCGCAGGATGCCGGGGCCCAGCGCCTCGGCGGCCCAGGTCCCATAGTCGAAGGCCGAGCCGCCCTGAGGCGGGTTGCGCTTGCGTGCCAGGATGCGCGCCCGGAAGGCCTCGCGTTCCTCGGCGTCGGCACCGCTGGCCAAGCCCAGCCCGTCGACCACAGCGTTCCCGCCGAGCCCCGCCGGCACATCCTGGTCATCGACCAGATCCAGCGGGAACCCGGCGCCGAGATTGCCGGCCGATCCCATCTCGTCCGCTTCGACCGGCAGGGCGACGACGTTGCCGTCGGCGATCTCGGCTGTCCGCGTGGTGTAGGTGGCGCCGCTGGCCCCCCGGAACTGCAGGCCGCTCGGCACCACGAGGCCGTGGATCGCCGGCACCAGGATGGTCCCGGAGGCGGCCGAGGCGGGGATGCGGGTGAGCCCGAGCTCGAAGCCGTGGCGGTCGAGCCAGAGGTCGTCGGCGCGCGAGGCAAAGATCTGGTCGTAGAGCCACCGGCGGCGCAGCTCGTGCTCGAAGTCGAGGAGCGCGATGACCTTGCCGATGACCGTGAAGGTGTTGGCCCAGACGCTGGCGACGGCGCCGTCGATGCTCTGGGTCAGGAACCCGCGCGCCTTGACGCCGAGTTCGGTAAGCGAGCGGAGGCTATAGCCCGCCATCGGCACGTCTCCACAGAAGGTCGAACTGGGGGGCGTAAGCCTCACGGCCGTCGCGGCCGTAGAGGTTCACGGTCAGGCGGATGCGCCCGGCGGGTTTGTCGGCCGTGGCCCGGGCCGCGATCCGGACGACGGCGCCCTGGCGGATCAGCGGCTGCAGGGCGCGCTCGGCTTCGGCCGCCACGGCCATCGCGGTCCCGTCGGTGAGCTCGTGCCGGCGATACAGCCAGAGCTTCGAGCCGAGCGGCGCCTCGCCCTTGCTGCGGTCGACGTCGAAGCCGTCGCCGGGCCAGCCGCGGCGATCGCCGCGGTGCTCGTGGCGCAGCTCGTAGGTCTCGGCCCGCGCATCGGTGAAGAGGAGCAGGATGACGGCGGTGCGCAGCGGGTTGGCGGCCTTGAGGCCGCCGGCGGGACCGTCATCGCCCCCGGCGGACACCGCGAAGTCGCCGACCACGCCGTTCCAGACGATGTCCGGCGGCAGCAGCGCGACGCCCGCATCCGCGAGCGGGGTCAGGGTGAGTTGCATGGTGGCCTCGAGGCATGGGTGGGCCACCCCGCGCGGGCGAGGGGCCTACGGCGCTGGGCCGGGCGTCAGACCTTGGCGAAGACGACCGATGACGGGCCGGCCTGGGTCATGACGGGGGAGCCGCCGGTGCCGCCGAGATCGATGCGGCCTTTGCGGATGGTCACCGTGGTGCCGCGGACCTCGATGGTGACGGTGTC